TTAGAGAAGACAAATTTAGTATTGATGATAGGTGGTTCTAATGATTTGAAACGGACAGTACCCCTATAATTAGAAACTTTTTCTTTATAAGGTGTATAACAGTTATAACCCAATTTATTAATAGAATTAGGAAGAATAAGCTTGGAGCAAATGACAGAACTAAAAGCTCTAATATCTAATTCTTCAATACCTTCTGGTAAATTAATTTCTGCCAAACTATAACATTCCGAGAATGACATCTGTCCTATTTTCTTAATATTTGTACCGAAGTGAACACTATTAAGTTTACGACATGAACCAAACGTACCTACTCCAATTTCTTCTATAGTGTCAGGTAAAATAATTGTCTTAATTCCTGTGTTATAAAACATGTAATGAAATAAATTAGTGCCTTGATATCTACTTAAATCAACCTGAGTTAAATCGTTAAGGTCCTCACCATTTACATTACCAAAACCATACTTAAAAGCATTAGTCATGTCTAAATTATTCCATCCTTCTTTTAATACAAATTCTTCCATATTTGACATCTGGTCATCAAGATACTTAGCCAATGTAACACCACCTCGTTGTGTAAATATTCTAATGACATTTTGGGCGACACGGTTGTATTTTACCACACTTTTTAAAGTATCAGTACCTACGAATGGTTCCAAGTAATCAGGTCCATCCATATAGGTCTGAAGGTCAGCTGAGGTATCAAATATTTTTAAATGCTTCATACAATGTCTTTTAAATATAAATATCTAACATAATTTATAGTATAATTTCTTTGAAATATGATATATTATTTGTATCTTTGCAAAAATAATAATATATAAGGTTATGGAAGAAGAGAAAATTATAGGTTATATGGGATTACCTAAAAATAAAGTGTCAGACTTAAACTTGGAAGTTAATAAAGAATATGATAGTTCATATATTGAATTATATAGATATGGTTTGAGTGTTTTTCGTTGTTTATTTGATTTAGTATCAGTTAGCGACATTCGGATTCATAAGTTTTATAATGTAGAATGTAGTGAGATTGATAAAGTACATAGCGACCCATTACATATAACTTGTAAACACATTAAAATTATAAAAGAAATTACTATTGAAGATATCGCAGAAAATATTGATGATTATCGAAATAAATTTGTTGAAAACTTGGTAATAACATGTAATAAAACATGTCACGGACGTATAACAAATTCCGAAGATAGATGCGTAATGACTATGCATGGTTATTTAGGTACTGTAAATAATAGTGGATTATTTGGAATAATTTACCTTGACGCATTCAGATGCGATTGTAATCTTACCAGTAATAATAATATAGTCGTTTCTATTGGTAAATCAAACAAGATTAACTCAAGTAATACCAGTAATACATTTATTTTACGTGAAGAAGATAATATTTTATCCGTAACTGGCGGTTTTAACAATATCATTTCAACTGGTAAAAATAATTATATATCATGTATTAGTGAAACAAATAGAATAATATGTAACGGAGAAAATAATATTGTTTATCTGCATGGAAAATATAACAGTTTTAAAGCTACAATAGGTACTACAATTATATATTCAGAACGTAATAGTGAAAATGAGAATGAAGCTACAACAGTTAAAACAATATATGTTGATGAAACCAATATTAAACCAGATACATGGTATAATATCGGAAACGGAGAAATAAAAGAATGTGATAAATAAATAAAATATAAACTGATTGACATATTTAAAAACTTATCAGTCAAGTTTTTTCTTTCTTGAATATATGAATAAAGATTTATTAAACGAACAATTACAAAAGATTGTTGTAAAACAACAGTGCAAACACTTAATAGATAAATTTGAAACTGAATTAGAACGTAAGAAATTATTCAAAAAGTCATAATATAAAAATAAAAGATATGGATAAAAATTTATTAACAGCAAATGAGCTAAAAGAGAAAGTAGTTAACGAAGTAGCAATTCTGAAAAGTGAGATTTATGATTATTGTGAACGTATAATTTCATTATTAGAAGAAGAGGTTAAATTAGAAAAAAGTTGTGTTAAAATCAAATATAATCAAGATAAAGTAAATTTTGTTAAACTAACATATATTATTCGTAAACTCAGAGAATTAGGTTATACCGTAGATTACTCTCAAGATAGTAAAAGAACAAGTGTAGATGAAGATACATATTATTATATCTTAACTGTTAGATTATAAAAAATGGAAACATTTGAAAATATTAGAAACGAAAATAGGTTATTATTTGAATACGTTAGAGGTAGTCATCTTTACGGATTGAATAATGAAGACTCAGATTTAGATACAGGTGGATTGTTTATCTGCAATCCTTCAGACTTAACAGGATTGGGTTTAAATTATTCTCCACAAGTTGCAGATAGTAGAAATGATACAACATGGTATGAATTAGGTAAGTATTTTCAAATGCTTATTAAATCAAACGCAACAGTTCTTGAAACACTGTTTATACCAGAGGATAAAATGATTTTAAAACCGTCCCCTGTTCTTAATGAATTGTTCGCCAATAAAGATAAATTCATTACCAAGCAGTGTTTTAAACCTTTCGTTGCTTATTCTTTAGAACAAATTAGAAAAGCACGTGGACTTAATAAGAAGATTGTTAATCCTGTTACTAAGCGTTTAAAGCCAATGGATTTCTGTTATACATTTAAAGACCAAGGTAGTACCAAAATGGAACATTGGTTGGAATATAGAGGTATGAAACAGGAATATTGCGGTCTTGTTAAAATACCTAATATGGAGGGTATATATGGCGTATATTATGATTGGGGTCAACACTTCCAAAAAGAAGGAATTAAAAGCGAATATTTTGAGGGCTGCTATATACGTAGACTTAATACAAAAGAGATTATTACACGTTTAAAGGACGCACAAGCTAATAATAATCAAGCAGGTGTAGAAATAGAAACGAGACTTCTTAAACGCTCTTATATGGAAAATATGGCTGGGTTTATCATGAAATATATCAATGCTACGGTTTGGGAGGACTTCTGGTATTGGTTTTATGATAACCAAACCCCTAAAGGATATAATGGTATCGTGAGAGAAAATTCAAACGAGATGGTCCTATCACCAGTAGCTAAAGGAGAGAAGCCAATATGTTACATGTCTTTTAATTCTAACGGATATTCAGCGCACTGTGCAGACTATAAGCATTATAAAGATTGGGAAGAGAAGCGTAACGAAAAAAGATATCAATCCAATCTTACAAAGAATTACGATTCTAAAAATATGATGCATAGTTTCCGTTTAATTCAAATGGGACTTGAAATTGCAAGTGGAGAGGGGGTAAATCTTGATAGAAAGAAGATGGGTGATAGAGAATTGCTTATGAACATTAGAAATCATAAATATGAGTATGATGAACTTATGGATATGATTGATAAAAAGAAAGAAGAAATGGACGAAGCAATGAAACATTCTACTCTTCCAGAAAACATAGATGTTCAAATGGTTGAAGATATTCTGCAAAATATCAGAAAGAAACAACTAATTCTGTAGTTGTAATTTAATATTTTAGAATTATTAACTATTAATTCTTCAGGATTACTAATTTAATCAGTATCTTTGCATTGTAATTTTAATAAATAAGAAAATATGAAATACGAAAGATTTAGAGAAGTAATTAATGTCATTGTTAAGGAAATGAATGAGGATGCAATGACAAAGTTTGAAAATAGCGCTGCAGAGCTAAATATGACAGATAAGGAATATGCTAAGCATATCGGTTTGTCTGATGATGAATTTAAGGCACTTGTCAGTGGGAATTGCTCCATTTCCACATTTGCGACTGTTATGTCAAATGCTGGATATGTTTTGGATGTCAAGACATTTAGCGAGGCTGGATTCCCAGAAGATGAATACTATGTGATTGACAAGCCAACGACTAATGATGTAACAGAGTAATAAACTAAAAGAAGTTGGGCTGATTGCTCAGCTTCTTATTTTATATAATATGGGACGAAAAAAGAAAGAAGAAATTAAAGTATATAAGCCAAGCAAATATCAATTAGCAATATATGACTTTGTAGAACATGGTCTCGGTAATGCAGTTATATCAGCATCTGCAGGGTCTGGTAAAACATATACTATTATTAAATCTTTAGACTATATACCAGAAGATAAAAAAGTCCTTATTGTCGCTTTCAATCGAGATATACGTCAAGAAATTAAAAAGAAAGTAGCACTTGCAGGACATAAAAACGTTCAAGTTGAAACATTTCATAGCTTAGGATATAAGATATTAAATGCTAATTTTAATAGACGCTTTATGAATACTGAACCAAATGAATACAAGTATTCATCGTATATTAATAACAACATATCCAAACTTGCAACAATAAACACATTCCGTCTCGGAAAACAATTTTCTCAATACCTATCTAACATTCAAAGTCTTGTAAACTTTGGTAGGTGCTACCTTTCAGAAACTGTGGAAGATTTAGAGAAAGTTTGTAGTAGATATGGAATTGTGTGTGTAGGTGATGAGAAAGAAGTAGCCGTTAATGTATTAGAATGGGGTAAAACTTACTTGGATGAAATTGATTATGGTGATATGGTTTGGTTGCCTAATATTCTTCATCTTGATAGTAAGTTTTATAAGTATGATTGGATAATTGTAGATGAATGTCAAGACCTAAATATGGTCGAAAAAGATATGTTGTTTACTTGCCGAAGAATGGGAACACGAATGATGTTCTTTGGTGACAAAGCGCAAGCTATTTATTCTTTCTCTGGTGCAGATTCTGAAGCGTTCGACAAACTAAAAGAGTTGGAAGATACTATTCAGTTACCCCTTTCTATTAGTTATCGCTGTCCTAAGAATATTGTTGAGTATGTACACTATCTTGTACCAACCATGGAGTATGATAAAAAGAACAAGGTTAAAGGTGAAATCATACAAAATGCAAATCTATCAGATGTTAAAGACGGTGATATGATTTTGTGCCGTAACAATGCCCCACTTGCACAAGTTTATATCGAACTATTAAAGAATGGTATAAAGGCTAAAATCCTTGGTAAAGATTATTCTAATAACTTATCAAAGACGATAAGAAATACAAAAGAACAAATTTTAAATGTAAATCTTGATAAGCAAGGTGTTTTCTCGAAATTATATGATATATTCTATGACTTTCTTGAAACAACAATGCGCAAGCAGAATATTTCAAAAGAAGAAGCTCTAACAAGCGCATCTATTGTTGCTAAACTTGATGAAATTAAAGTATTAGAGATTCTATCAGATGGTCTAACAACTGCTAAGGAATTACAAGACCGTATAAAGGACATTTTCACTAATAACAAGGATAGTGGTATTATACTATCAACAATTCACAAATCTAAAGGTCTTGAATCGCCAAATGTATACATAGCTTGCAAATCTCTCATGCCGTCTAAGACAGCAAAACAGCCATGGGAGATAGAACAAGAGAACAATCTTATTTACGTTGCTTATACACGTACTAAGAATATTTTGGGTTTCCTTGATGAAAGTGAATTTAAACAGTTTGATGCATATAATCCAGAAACAATACGCTCGCTTAAGTTAAAACAAATTGTTATTGATAAGTTGTATAACAAGAACAGAAAAGAAGTAACAACAATAGACCAAGCACGGCATATTATAGAAACTGCGACAACAATTAACGAAACATCAAGTACTAAAGATGAAATAATCAGAGAAACAACCAATAAGCCTAAAAATGCTATTGAAGCATTTGGAAACTTAATGAAAAATAAAAAAACAAGAATAATAAGGAGAATTAAAAAATGAATAAAGTAAAGAAAATCATCAAACTTTCAGCAGTATGGTGTGCACCATGTAAGGCTTATGCAAGCGTTTTTGAAGAAGTTTCTAAGAAAGATGAAAACAAAGATATCAAGTTTGAATCTTATGATGTAGAGAACGATGACGAAGGTAGTGAGTTAGCTGAGAAATATCATGTAAGAAATATTCCTACTTCACTATTCTTTGATGAAAATGACGAACTCATTTATAAGTTAAGTGGTAGCGTTAATAGTAATATTTTACAAGATTTAATCAATAAACATAAATAATATGATTATAGGTCTAAGCGGAAGAATGAGGTCTGGTAAGTCTGAACTTACCAAACTTCTCATTAAAAAAGGTTATAAAAGTATTTATTTTGCGCAACCTCTTAAGAAGATGTGTATGGAATGGTTAAATGTTCCAAATATAAATGTCTTTAATGAAATGAAATGCACTAACGAGAAACTGAATATTCTCTTTGATAAAGATGCGTGTGATTACTTTGCTAAACGTATCGAAGTTCCAAGCGAAGTTATCTGGAATATCGTACAGAAAGAAAATATAAATGGTGTAATGATTGAAAATGTACGCCATTTGCTTCAGTTCTTAGGTACAAATATCATACGAAATATAAACCCAGATTGGCACATGGAGAAAATTAGAGAATATATCCAATTACATCCTGCTGATTACGTTATAGAAGATGTGCGGTTTCCAAATGAAAAAAGAATGATTGAAGAAATGGGTGGTGATACTTGGTATATCATTAGACCAGATATTTCCAATGTATCAAATCATCTTTCAGAAATCTCACTTAATTGGCAACTGTTCGGAAATAACGTACTGTTCAATGACGGTACGCTTGAAGAACTGTTGGAGAAGTGGGGTAATTTTATTGACGATTATCATCACAATAAGGAACTAAGAGATGAAACAATCGAACTATTAAAGAAAGAGAAAACATCAGACGCATTTAATCTATGTGATAAGTTGATGATTTCACCAGATTTCTTTGATTACAAACCATTTGGATATGACCCAGATGTTAAGAATGAAGCAACAATAGAACCAGTTATTGAGGGCGGAAAATATAAAGTTGCAATTTTATGGAATGACGGTCGTAAACCAGATGTAATATCTAATCCTCTTAATATAGAAGATTTTAAAAATTTATTGTAAAAATGAAAACCTATGACATGAAATTTAATGATGGAGAAAAAATATATTTCACATCAGATACACATTTCAATCATGAAAATATAATCAAATTCTGCAATCGACCATATAAGTCGGTTGTGGAAATGAATAATGATATGATTGAAAAGTGGAATAATAAAGTTCCAAAAGATGCCTTAGTATTCCATCTCGGAGATTTTGCGTATGGTAAATTCGTTGAAACAAAAGAAATAAGAGATAAACTGAATGGTAAAATAATTCTTATCAAAGGTAATCACGATTGGAAAAATAATGCATCATCACCTACTCAAGAAAAGTTATTATTTGAAAACGTTTATAATCAACTATTGATTAAAATAGATAAACGATATGTATATTTAAATCATTATCCATTCTTATGCTACGCTGGAACATATTCGGATGTTGAGAACCAATACTATCAATTATTCGGACATGTCCATTCGAGAAAGCAAATACAAACCATAGGAAAAGATGATGAACGTCTCAAATATCTTTTTCCAACACAATATGATGTCGGTGTGGATAATAACGACTTTACGCCATTATCATGGAAAGATGTGGATAATATAATTTCATATCAAGTAAACTCTTATTATAAAAAGTAAAAAAATATGGTAGAAAAACAAACAGCATATCTCGTTGGTAGCAAAGATAAAGATAGCTCATTTTACTACGAAGTTGGTAAAGAATATAAAGGACATTTTACCACAGGTGGTTATCATGTATACGATACAATATTAGATGCATTAAAATATTGTTTTATATATAGTAGTGATGTATTCGAATGTATATGTTATGATGTTGAAAAAAATAATTTATTAACTTTAACATGTAAAAGAATGAAAGTTCTTCACAAACTTACATTAGAAGATATTTTGACAGAAGTAAAAAGACATTACGAAACCATTTCAAATATTGCATATAGAAAAACTGATAAACTCTTTATTTCTCATAAAGATTCCTATGAATATACAAAATGTTATGACGAAGTGAAAGCTACATTCCTATTACGTAGTGCATGTGGTAGATTTGACAATTGTAGTCAATTTAATGATGCATTGTTAATTGAAGATGAAATAAAATGTAATTTGACTTCTCATCATAATACAGCTGTATCATTCGGAGATTTCAATAAGATAAATTCAAATGGTGATTTTAATACAATTATTACTTATGGAGATGATAATAATATAAATGTTAATAGCAGTAACAATAAAATTATATCATTAGGTGGAAACACTATTATTATGTGCAATGGTGAAAATAATAGTATTGTATGTAATAGCTGTCATAACACTATTTTCCTATATGGTAGACATAACCATGTACAAGCTGAATGTGGAACTAAAATAGTTTTCTCAGATTATTGTAACACTGATTCTAAAGATTATACTACTGTGTGTGTTTTCACTATTGATAGAAAAGAATTTCATCCAAATGTGTGGTATACAATGGAAAATGGAAAGATAACTGAATGTTGATACCAATAATACAAAAAGCGGTCGATTTTTTCGACCGCTTTACTTTTCTTCATCTGTTTCTTCGTTAATATCTAAACTTCGTTTATTTCGTCGTCTATCAGCTAACACTTTAGTCAATCCAGAACCAGCCAAATAGCCACCAGTGCATAAAATGAAAAATCCTGCGTCCCATAGACTTGTCTTAATATAGCCATTTGCAGTTACATCATATACAAGCACAAAACAAATAGTTAAGTTTACAAGAGCACTTATTATTGCTGATAACATTAAGACAAAGCTCTTTGTACTATTTGTTGACTTTGTGTCAAGTAGTGTTTTAAAATACTCAGTAGTTTTCATATTTTTTTGTGTTTTTCGCATATAGTATTATAGTTGTATAAGTTCCGTAAATTCCACAAGTATTCAACTCATGGGTAGTTTATAAATAAATATTATATCACACGTCTAATAACTACTAAAAATCAATTTGAACAAATATTTATTCTATAATAGATAGTGATAGTTAAAATGACTAATATAAAGAAAATTATAAATGAAGAATTAAACAACATTGTTCAAGAAAAAGATGGTGGACAAGTATATAATGGCATCATAAAAAGCCTTGACCATGTTGATATGGTTTTTGATTCAATTGAAGACGGTCTGAATATAGTCAGACAAGAAAATGGTTACACAAAACGAAAATTTTATAGACTTTCAAAAGATGCTCAACGCATACGAAAATCTATACAAAACCTAAGAGATATAATGAAAAAAACATATTACAATATATAAATTATGGAAAACATTAAATTATTCGCAACAACTGCTTTAAAAAACACATTCGAAAAATCATCAGATTATTTAGAACCATATGTTAGTCTCGATGATTCAACGAATAAAGTTAGTTATAATATAGAAAAGTCAATTATCAAAATAACTGTAGCTCAAGGACAAACAGCTACTATAACAAAATATGCCTCAGATACTGACCTTTTAGGTACTGGAAATAATATAGTTCTAAATGAAGGAGAAAATATCCTAAATATTGATGCTGATTATCCGTATGGTTTTAAATGTTCAAGTAATCAAGATAAAGTAGTTAGTGTTGATTTAACGCAGTTTAAAGGTACAGAAATATGGAATTATGCTTTTCAAAACTGTAATGCAATATCATCTATTACAATTCCTGATTTAGTAACAATTATAGGTAGTAGGTCTTTCGACGGATGTTCTTCTCTTTCAGTAGTCAATTTTAATAATAATACTACAAAAATATTTGCTGGCGCTTTTTCTGGGTGTGAAAAAATAAAAGAAATTGTTTTGTCAAAAAATATTAAAACAATTGATGCTGGAGCTTTTGAACACTGCACATCTCTCTCATTAATAACAAATTTTGATAATTTAACTCTGTTAGGTACTTCTGCCTTTGTTGGATGTGTATCTTTGAAAAAAATTGTTTTACCAGAATCTTTAGATAAGTTCGGAGGAAATGTCTTTACAGGTTGTAGTTCTCTTTCTTCAGTAACTATACCTTCTTCTATAACATTATATAAACCTAATAATTTTAAAAGGTGCACATCTTTAACATCAATTACATTTACTTCAAAAACACCTAATTCTAATTATTTATCAGAAATGATTAATAATCCTATTCGAAATATCTACGTCCCACAAGACGCAGTACAAGCATATAAGACAGCACAAGGTTGGGAAAGCTATGCATCTATGATTAAACCAATCGAACAATAATTAATAACTATATAAATTACAAATCGGTATTATTGCTAATATATGCAGTAATACCGATTTTTTATTAGTTGATAAGCATAAAATTAAACAGCGACAGCAGCCATCTCTGCACCCTCTATACCGCCAGCGAGTCCTTCAGCACCTCCTACCATTCCTTCTATTCCACCAGCAGCACCTTCTGAACTTCCACCTAAAACGTTTCCAGCCATGTTTGTAGGTGATTGGTTTGAATTATTGCCGTTATTATTCATTTTACTATCAACAGCATCTGAGCCATTGGAATATCCATCTTTGAAATCTTTAACTGGATTCCATGATTTCATTTCATCTGGTACAAGTGAAGCAATACTGCCATTTTCTTCAGTTTCTTCTTTTAAAAATCTATGTATCTCTTCATTAACGATTCTTCTAATGTTCATAAACTAATTTTATTTATAAATAGTGTCATTTTCAAGATGTTCTATGAATTTATCAATCTCTATTCTTAATAATTTCATCTTTTCTAAGAAATCGTCAACACTATCATCTTTGCTCTTATGCAACCTAATAGAACCGTGGCAATCGTTAACCTCGAGAAATAAATTGCGATATGTATTATCTTGTGATTCAAATTCTCCATCGTAGCAAACAACAGAACCAGTAGAAGGAGAATCTTCTTTGTTTAGCCACTTTCGAGTGGAGTAAAATGTTTTAGAATATGAGAAAAAATAGTAATTTATCTCTTTATGGTTAATACCATTGGGTGAACTCCAACACCCTCTATCCCATTTGCGAAAGCATTTGGGGCTGCTTTTAACATTATGTTATATGAGCCGTTTACGTCTGCATTTATTTCTCTACCAGTGCTTGAAACAAACAAACCTCTCTTTATACGTCTACCCATATAATTATCGTGCTTGCAAATAGTTTCTAAGTCCAAGAAGCTACACTTTGACGTATAACTTTCCTCCTTATATATAACATTGATTCCCTCAAGTTCACATTTATATTTCACCATTTCTGAAAACCTCATTATTGGTAACTGTACAAAGTTCTGATTATTCACTTTGCCGATGTTGATGTCTTGTTTCATGTTAGGGTTCTTGCCAATAACTAACGTCCCTATATCCTTTGAAACTAATTGATTCACTAACAATCTGCTTGCCTTGTGCAAATAATCGGTCACTTTATTGTTTCGCTTGTCTGTGAGCTTAGATATTCTTTTGCTTGTGTGTCTACCTCCTTTAAGCCTTGATTGATATTGAGCCTTCTTCTTGTTATAGTATTGATTAATTGATTTGAGTGGTCTTCCATTTATAACCAATGGTGTATCATTAGTGTTGAATGTTAGTGTTGAAAGATTATTCAAACCAAGGTCAATAGATGCTACATTGTTATTCTTCTTGACTTGCTTCTCGTGTACCTCATAAACAACTTCAATTAAGTAGGAATTTGTTCTTGGAACAACTCTCACCTCTTTAAGGTTGTTGAAGTCCGTTATCTTTGTTGCTATGCGTATATCCGTTTGTGATAAACGTAGTTTGCCTGTTTTCTTAAATTCCCTTAAACTTATTGCTTGCTTTGGAAATGTTGCCACATAGCGTCCACTCACCTTGTCAAGGTATTTTGGTAGTCTATTCTTTACGGTCTTATTTTTAACCAATGCAAAAAATGATTTGAAAATCATATCAACGTGTTTTAACGTTTGGCAAAACACTTTCTTAGGAAGGTAATCATAGCACTCCTGAGTTTTGGTTAGATTATAATTTCCATAATAATTTAGATATTTCTTATGATTGAAATAGTATTGCCTTACATTGTACAATGCTTGGTTATAGATGTTTTTTGACTGAAAACACAACTTATCGCACTCATTGTAGAATGGGTGTGTCCTTTTTATATTATGCTTTTCAGTTAAGTACATCTTTTATCAGCTTTCAATAAAATTAATTATTCTTTCTTCGTTTTTTTCTCCTTAAACCGTACATCCTTGCCGAAAACGAATAAATCACGGAAATCAAATCCTTCATTAAATCCTCCTTGTTGTCATCAGTATTGTTTATAACAATTATCTTTTTTCCTTGTTGTTCTAATAATGTGTTTATGTAGTTAAATCCGAAACGTGTTAATCTGTCTTTGTTTTCAACAAGTAGAATATCCCAATCAGTTCTTTGAAATATCTTATTTAGAAGTTTTCTATCATCATTCATACCAGATGCAAATTCCTTGTATGAATCCACAAGATTTAGGTTATTCAAATCAGCATAGTTTTCCAGTCTTGCTTGTTGTCCGTTTAGGGATGTTTTTCTGTCATTTGAAGACACTCTTGCATAAGCAATGGTTCTATCGCCAATGTTATCAAGTTTCTTTTTTACTCTTATATGTCCAAACTCGTCCTTATAAGCATTTGGCAGTTTTCCTTCTTTAAATTTATTCCAAAGTGTTCTATATGTTAAGTTGTGACGCTCAGCATACTCTCTCAGTGTATAGTCTTTCATTGCCATTAAAATATGTTTTATTATTTTCAAAAATTACTACACAATGGCATATTTTATTATAAATAGTCATAAGACATACTTTTCTAATTCTTTAACAAACTCAGCAGCATTTGGACCGATGTGCTCCCATTTCTTTAAGTCTTCCCAATTTCTTTTCAATTCTTCTTCGGAAGCATTGTTTAAAAACTCATTAAGTTCTTTAAGCAATGGAGAGATTATCTCTTTATTTTGGTTACGGATTTCATCCTCATCTGTAATAACATACGGACCCATTCCATAGAAACTATTATTCAATATTCTCATTAATTCTTCTTTTTCTAATACATCTCTTGGTGTATTATCAAAATGTTCTTTAAGTTGTTTCACTAACCTTCCCATAATTATTTATATATTTATTTAATTTCTGAATTTCCTCTTTCAATCCAATAATCGAGAACTAAAGATATAGAATTTTCATCATTTTCTTGTTGCTTTATTATCGGTTCTGATATTCTCACATCTTTTAACAGAAAGTACCCTAATAAAATATTATTTTCTATATTTACTCTCTCTTTCTTAACCATTTCATACCACTCATTATACATTTTTTCTACTTCCATATCTTATATTTTTTCAGCAAATGTACGCATAAAAAATTATATTACCAAATATTTTAAAAATTTTTATAGATTTTCTTTGGTAACTAAATAAATAAACTGTATCTTTGCAATATTAAAATATATTCACATGACAGCAAAAGAAGAACTTATCGAAAAAATACTTTCTTACGACAAAGAATTTAGTGAAAAAACGAAGAATAATAAACGATTTACTATATGCACCAATCCAGAGATAGCAAAATTGTTTCGTCAAAAATTAGAAGAAAATTATAATTTACTAAAATAACAAATGCTGATTAACATTATATTTATATTATATAAAAAAAAAAATATTAATACAATGTCAAAAAAAAATATTAGATTAACCGAATCAGATATACATCGAATGGTCGAAAACGCAACATATAGAATTATAAAAGAAATGTCCGAAAGCGGTGTAGATGAGAATGGAAATAACTATTTCGCAGACAATAAGAGAACTGGTCTAATTGTTTATGGCTGGGACTACAGAGATTACGAACCTTCTGAATTGAAAAGTTTCAAAAATGATTATTTCTTTCAAGATTTAAAAGACAACGATTTGAATCCAAAAGATTACAAAATTGTAACTGGTAAATATCTACAAAGAAATGGTATTGATATTAACGACCAAATGAATTGTTGGTCAAATAATGGAGAATTGTCATGCGCAGAAGAACGTCAGCAAAATACGATTTAAACGCAATTTATTCATATGAAAAGTCACACTTCCTACTATAAAAATAGGTTGTGTGACTTCTTTTTTTTATTTCTATTTTACTGACGTCAATTCTCTTACCTTCAAAGAACTCTCTTATATCACAGTATACTAAAACTCAAACAAAGTCAGAACCTTGTTCTTTATTAGCTTCTTGCTTCAACCTATCATTACTTTTTAGGTCCATCACTGGACGGTCATCCATAGGAGGATAGTCCACAAGCGTAAATTCGGTAGTACTGCTACCTAATAATCTCATTCCCTCATGTAAGATGTTAACTGCTGCATTGATGTCTCTATCATGCTTTGCACCACATTCTGGACAAGTCCATTCTCTAATACTGAGTGTTAAGTCTTTGTACTTATACCCACAGTGGCTGCATGTCTTACTTGAAGGATAAAATTTATCAACAAATACTATTTTCCTGTTGTACCACCTCGCTTTATACTCAAGCATTCTCCTGAACTCACCAAAGTTCATTTTTGCTATACTTTCAGCAAGTCTATGGTTTCTTAACATTCCTTTTACATTTAAGTCTTCCATACAGATAACTTGGTTTTCATTAATCAGTACATTGGAAACTGAATGCAAATAGTATTGCTTCTTATCGTTTATCTTTTTATTTGCCTTGGCAAGTTTAATTCTTGCCTTATATCTGTTATTGCTACCTTTAATTTTTCTTGATAACTGCTTTTGTAACCTCTTTAGTTTATTTGTTTCATTCTTTTTGAAATGTAAGTTGTTAAAGACTTCACCTTCAGATATTATAACAAAATCCTTGACACCAAGGTCAATACCTACACATTTATCGGTATATTGTATTTCTTTATGAGTTAAATCACCATCAACTAAAATGGATAAATAATATTCACCACATGGTAGCTTTGATAAGGTAGCTTGCCTTATATTTGCTTTATGCTTTTGCAAATATTCAGCATACTTCTTGCTACATCTGAATTTGACATTCTTTATATTGGCTAATGACAGTTTATAACTTGTGTAATCATTCATTCTCGAAATAGCTGCACGTTCAAACCTGCAAGATTGTTTATTATCATGCTTTGATTTGAATTTTGGATAGCCAGTATGCTGTTTAAAAAATCTATTATACGCAGTTATCATATCCATTATTGCTTGTTTCAGAACCTTTGTATTTTGTTCTTTTAAGTAAACAAAGTCAGGATTAGTTAATAGTTCATGATGAAACCAATGACTAAGAGTAGTTCTATTCTCGGATATGTTATGTTCTTTATATTGTTTTATTTTACGGTCAAGTGCTTTATTATACACAACACGACAGCATCCAAGCAACTTATTAATTTGTGTTGCTTGTCGTGATGTTGGATATAACTTTATTTTCGTTGCTCGTAACATAATTTCTTTATGTTGCAAAGATACAAATAATATTTTAATCTACCAATTTCTTTTATAAAAAATTGCAATTTTGTTTAAATTATTCATCTGCTGCTGTTAACAGTACATTTGACTATGTTTCATTATTTTTATTGTATTCATCATAAGTAAACAAATTCAAATCATCCATTAATATACAAGCTGTAGTACAATCTACACAAGCAAAATCTTTATACCAGATAGGTATTTTACCCACATTGGTATGACCGAATACTTGGAACTTGCACTCCTCAATCCTCTTATCATCAAAAAATTCTCTCAAATCACACCATAAACAAGAACCAGTCTTATCATATCCACCACGCATTTCACCAATCTGACCAAGCAATCTTACAAATTTATCTCTTTTGTCTGCCTTATCAGATACCTTTGTAGTAAATAAAACATCCCACTCATCTTTATCATACTTATTCTTAAGTTCTTTATACCAAGAATTACTAATTCCTGCGTGAGAGAAATATACTGTTTCACCGCCAATATCTTCTCTACATGCAAAACGCATGTCAAGGGGTTTCATTACGTCTTTAAAAATTCCCTTGATAGTATTTTCATATTTGTCACTATAACGTGTACTTCCTGCGATATCATAAAAATAATCACTAATGTAATGAAAATCATGATTACCTACAAGGAATCTATACATATGAGAACTTAAATTCTTTGTAACAGTATCATATAAATCTAAGAAGTTTTTAATAGCATCCGTTTCAGTTATTCCCTCAGATGGATAAGGGTCAAAATAATCACCTATAAAGATAATTCTCTCCACATCCAATTTACCATCAATTACATCTTGTATCGGCTTCTTCCAAAAATCTCTACCGTGTATATCTCCAATTAATAAAATCATATCCCTTGTTATTTTTAAATTACTTTGCAAAGATACAATTTTTTATTTGAATAATAATAGAAAGTTAGTTAAAAATATATAAATAACTGATTTATATTTGTCTATATAAATTATTATGACTATCTTTGTATCACATTAAAAAATAATAGTACAATTAAAAATAAAGGACATGGTATTTAAAATTGATAACAAGGATTTTGATAGTTCAATCTTCACAAATTTCTCTCATGATTCTAAGATTACTGAATTATGTAACGAGTTATATGAAAAAGCCAAGAAACATCTGTATGAAGTTAATTCAAGATTGACAGTAGCAGGGGTAAATAATTATATACCTCTTGTACACATTAAATCTTGTGAAATTTTATCAATGACTGTAACTATTTCACCAGATAACAAAGTTAATATACCATATTTCATATTTGATGATATTTTTCAGTTGGTTAGTATCACTAACCAGTTGACTAAACCTACTATATGTTTAGAAATTAAGAATTTTGAGAAAGAAACTTTTATAGAGTGTGCTGGTCAAGGAATAGACCAACTTATAAGAATTTATAACACAATTAATAAGAAAATAGATTATGATAAGTGGACTAATATATCCCCTATCGACCCAACAAAGCAAAATATAAAATATTTTTCAAACCAAATACTTTACTTTTTGGAAGACAATGCAAGAATCAGTTATTGTATTAACATCCGACCTAAAACTGTAAAACCATCCGAACTTAAAAGATTTTAAAAATATATAGATTTATTCCAGCGTTGGTTGTATACTATAGATGTCACGAAAAAAGATGATAAAGATTTTGAAAACTTATTCACTGATACTTTTTCAAAATATTATAATAGGAAACTTTATAATTTTAATGATTTAAGAAATGTTTTAATATTTGCTTTATATGAAAGTTTAAAAGTTTACTCTATACTTCTAAAATATTTTGATAATGGAAAAGATGTAAAACAAATTGTTCAAAATAAATAATATGTTCAACAATAATGAACAGTATCTAAATATTGAACAAAATAAATAATAAAACAATGAATAAAGAAATAAAAAACATAGATGGTATACTTTATCAATTAATTGGTAATACACATTATCACAAGGGGGATTTATACATTTTTGAAAAAGAAATAACATCTTTGCCAGAAAATTTGACAATAGATGGAGACCTAACAATTTTAAATTGCTATAATCTAAAAAATATATCAAACAATTTAAATGTCAATGGCTCAATCCTAATAAGTGAGCGCAATATAAAATCATTACCAGACACGCTGAATGTGAGACGTGACCTTACTATTATCAACTGTGATTCGTTTAAATTATTACCTAATAATTTAAATGTTGGCAGAAATCTCATAGTTACAAATACCCCTATAACAATATTACCTGATAATATACATGTGGGTAGGTCTATTATTTTGCGAGGAGCGTCTATTAAGAATCTACCTAATAACTTAAGTGTTAATGGAGACCTTATTCTTAGTCATTGTCATGATTTAACTACATTATCAGAAAATCTATATGTACATGATAATCTTGTTGTGAATAGTTGTATTAACTTGAACGCATTTGCAAAAAATGTAATAGTTGGAAATACTATGAGTTTGGATTTTTGTTTAGATATTAGAGAACTCCCAGAAGATTTAAAAGTAGGCAGTTTTATCTACTTAAAAAATACCAAAATAAATAAGATACCAAATCACTTAAAAGAAAAAATAAAATATTAATTCTATAATATGACAATGAACTCCAAATTAACAGTAGAAGATGCATTGGAAATATATAAAACACTTGAAAATACATTTCATGACACTTCTAATAATAATAATAATAATATAGAATATGTTTTAAAACCATTTGAAAAAACTGGTATATCATTAAGTGATTTATATAAACTGATTAAAAATAGTTTCGGAGAAGGAATAATTACCAAATATTTTAAAGTTATGGAATCAATGCAACAAGTAGAACAAATGCGCCAACAAAATGTTAGAACATTAAGCGCAGGCAAACCAATAATCATTACACTTAATGGTGTAGGCTTCTATAAGAAATTGAATCAAAAATTACAAAAACCATTCGATTCTAAGTTTAATAAACTTATGAATAAAACGCTTATATATCTTCTCGAAAAATTACCATATACAAAAATTGGATATACATGGAGATATGAAATGAATATCATTATTAATATTCCAACATATTTCAATACAAACGCACTATGGAAAAGAGATGTATCAAAAATACAAAGCATCGTAGCATCAATGGCAAGCACATTCTTTACAAGAGAATATCATAAACTATATCAATCAGAAAATGATGATGATAAACTAATGCTCTTTGAATTTAATTGCCAAACTTGGAATATACCTACCGTAGAAGATGCATATAATTGGTTAGTGTATAGACAAAATGAATGCATGGATAATAGCATAAAACGATTTGCACGATTCTTCTTGACAACACAAGAAATGAAAGGGAAAACAGCATATGAACTTATGAAACATATCATAGAAATTCATAATGCAAATTGGAATTATGAAAAAACAGATAATAAGATAGGAAGATTATTCACAAAACAAAAGGCAATACAATTCGATATAGATGAAAAAACAGATACGCAAAAAGTATATCAAATAGAAGAATGGAGTCAATTAGCACTATTTTATAGTACATTTAAAGACGAAAAAATAAAAGAAATTATTATTAATGATTTGAATAAAAGAGATGAATGATATAATAGAACTATTTGAGAAAGAAACTGGTTACAAATTAGAAATAAGGAATGGAAAACCATATTATATTGGCGATTTGGATTTACGTGATATCACTATCTCATCTATTCCAAATGACCTAACTGTAGATGGAAATTTATTTCTAAAAGGCGATAACGCTAAATTGATGCCAGATAATTTGACAGTATTAGATAAATTATCAATATGGTGTGCTAATATTAAATCCTTACCTAATAATCTGATAGTAAGATATGGATTAGATTTTATAGACTCCACAATAGAAAATATCCCTAACAATACTGTTATTGGAGGATGGCTTAATTTAAGTGGTACAGCAATTACAGAGTTACCTGATAACCTAACCATTGGAGGAACTCTTTACCTACTTAATAGTAAAATTACTTCATTACCAAATAACTTAACTGTAGGAGGCGGAATTGATTTATCTAATAGTTCAATTAAAACGATACCTCAAAACTTAACAGTACATACTTTTTTAGATTTAGGTGATACAAATATCACATCACTTCCAGATAATTTAACTGTAGGAGGTTATCTTGATTTGGAATATTCAAATATTATTAAAATTCCTAATAATTTAACTGTATATGGCTATCTTTGTTTGGAAGGCACAAAAATTGAAGAAGTACCAAATGATTCATTAATATATGGCTGTATATACTATAATGATAATCGTATGGTTCACCCATCACTCCCTTTAGAGGATTATGACAAACGTCAAAAATTCCGAAATGAACCTATCTTCTGGGAATCTAATGGGGTGAGGTATATTAAAGTGGATAATATTCTTAGTATCATTGATTCTCATCATGGGAATGTTTATCGCACTCATCAGGTCGGTTATGATAAAGAATTATATATTGTTACCGATGGAGAAAATAATTGGGCACATGGTGAAACCCTTAAAGAAGCAAAACTTGACCTAATTTATAAAATTTCAGACAGAGATACATCCGCTTACAAAAACATGTCACTTGATGATGTCTTGACGTTTGAAGAAGCTATTATAGCATATCGTACCATTACTGGTGCATGTTCAGCTGGTACAAGAGACTTCATAGAACACCGACTACCAGAACCACGCAAGAAAACATATACAATAGGAGAAATTATTGATTTGACCGATAATGAATATGGTAGTGATAAATTTAAAGAGTTTTTTGGAAAATGATTATTAACAAGTTATTTAAAACAGATGAAGAAAAATTTAAAATTAGAAAACTTACTTAGAGAATTTTTAAATATTATGGTAAAACGATATACTTGGCTTACTATAAAATTTGAGTATAACGAAAATAAACAACAATATCTTGTATCATATTCACCTAAAGATAAAATACAAAGTGATAATGAATTTATCACAGATAGTATGATGTTGGAAGATATGTTTAATGATTTTTTTGGAGATTATGCACCACTGTTCTGTGATGAAGAAGAATATTTCAAACTTTCTCCTAATGCTGAAATAATAAAATATGAAAGCAAATAGATAAATAATAAATTTATAAAAAAATAGTATGTGATAATATTATAAGCATTGCGAAATTTAATCGTAGTGCTTATTTTTTGTTTTTATAAAACTATAGTAATAAGAAGAATATTAACTAAATGAAAATAGGAAATAAAATATAGATATAAAAAATACTATGAGTCTTCTGGAAAATATATGAAAAAATTTTTGGAAAATTTTTTTTGAAAGGGTATGGGTAAGAAAAAAGGCCCCTCCTGGAAATCGGTGAATTTTTTTGGAAAATTTTGGACGGAGAACCGTGGGCGTTCTCAAACACCCCCTTTTATGGCGGTGGGTAGGTGGGTTAAATAGGTGCCCCCCCCCATAGGGCCTACCCATGCTATATATTCAGTGAACAAATTAAAATTAAACCATATTCTTTTTAGTTCTAACCACTTAATAAAATAAAATGATATAAGTTATCATATAAATTATTTAAACTCCTTACAGACAAAATAAAAGGGGTACTAACTAATTTTGTCCGTACCCCTTTTCCCTATCATGTTACATTCTATTATTTTTTTAGTCCTCATCTTCCTCGTCCTCGTCTTCCTCCTCGTATGGTGTGGTATCTATAGTATCGCACCACAAACTTTCATCCTCATATATTTCAGACATATAACCGCTTTCGCTGATATATAACCTTACTTCTATACCGCTTAAAGATTCGTAATGTCCATATCCATTTTGTTGGATATAGTCTTTATCTTTATCAAAACTTTCTTCAAGACTATTAAGCACCTCCAAAGGTGTGCTACTCATCAAGAAGTCATCCAAAGAACTCATTTCATAGAATTGTTCTTGAAGGTTATACTTGTCGCAAAACTTGTTAAAAATCTTTACTTGTTCGTTATTTGAAAGGTTGTTAAATTCGTTCTCAAATTGTGCAAAAGTCATCATAATTCAATGATTTAAATTTAACCGATACTTGAAATAGGGTGGTCGGTTGTTAACCCCTTTGTTATTGATTGACGATGCAAAGATACGCAATTATTTTGAAACTACCAAACATTTTACTAAAAATCTTCATAGCGTTAACTTTTATTAACAAATAGCATATTATTCCTTCGTATGTGCGTATATATAATAATATAATAACATACGCTATTAAGTTATTTATTTGCTTTGTATTCGTTTGAAATAATGATTTAGTATAATTGTAGGTTTATTCTATTAAAACCGCTTAAAAAGGAAATAAAGCACATATAAGCAAAAAAGTAGCACCCTAATAGATACTACTTTTAATGTATTTACTTTGTCAACATATTCCATAACATTTTTAAGTCGTGTGCTTTGCCTATGTTGATAACGTTCTGTACTTTATATGTAACGACTTTCGTTTGTTCCTCGCTTTCAAGTCCAGCCTCCGCTTGTTTTGTATTTTCTTTTTTTGGCGCAACATATATCCAACCTTCAATTTCCGCACGTGTTGCCTCGTCCGTTACTACATTGTTGTCCAACACAAAGACGTGTTCAAACGTGGTTTTGTCAGAAGGTCGGTAATTCATTGTAATGTAGTATTGTTCACTATCTTTATCAGACTGAAGGATATAAGGATACATACCTTCTACAAAGTGCATTCCTTTGCGTGGTGCTGCTTTGTATTCTGTTTCTATTCCCTTCTTTTCTAATGTTGCGTTTACACTATTCACATAACTGCCAAAACGGCAATTAGTAATAAGTGTCATCTTTGTTACACGTCCAACGAAAGGACAACTTTTACCTCCCCTAAATTTAGGCTCTGACTTTACGACCATTGCAGAACCAAACTTTGTGCTAATAGTCTTAATCAGTTTGTAAACGCTTTCGATGTTTGTTGTATTATTCATAATTCAATGATAATTAATTTAACGGACATTTTATTTAGGTAGTTCGTTGTTTAACCTTTTTGTTTTGATTCACGTTGCAAAGTTAAGTAATTAATTTGAAACAGCCAAATGATTTATTAAAAATCTTCTTTCCTTTAATGTTTATTAACAAATAGGTGTTTTATATTGTACTTTTCAGAACTTATATATTTAGACCAAATTTCAACATCTTTTGCAATAAAGAAATACATTCTTTCTTGGGTATAAATGGTTAAATTAGTTTCATTTAATGACTGAAATTTGTTGTCATTGTTTATAATAAAAGCAGAATCGAAACGACAAAAATTCTCGTCAATTTTGGTTAAAACTTCTGTTGGTTTACATTTTTCCAACATCCTATCTAAATTATCCATTAAATAAATTTTATCATCAAAGTTATGCTTTTCGCAAAATTGATTATAAATATCCACTTTTTCACTTGGAATCAAGTTTTCAAAATAAAGCATAAAAGTATACATATCTTTCATAATTCAATAATTTTATTTTTTTGTAGGACTATTCCCATTTGATTTATGTTGCAAAGGTAAGACTTTTATTTTAATCTACAAAATTATTATAGTTAATTAAAGTTAACACGTGTGTTCTACTTGTACTTATATAAGTCATTGTTTGATGATTGCTTATGTATCTTATATGTGTATGCGTATATATAATAAACAAAAATAGGGACAGCAATATAAAATACTATCCCTATTATTCGTTATCTCTAATTAACTTTTAATATTCTTTTTCCTCAAAGTAATCAATAATCTCATCAATATTATCATTAATTGTTATCATTACATCGGCTGATGTACCACTGATAACATTTCCGTTTCTGTCATATTTAAAGAAACTGTCGTATGGGTTAAACTTTCCCTTTGCAATTTTGCGTACAACTTCAAATGGTGAGTAGTCTGCAAAATGATTATCAAAGTCGCTCATTGCATACCATTTGTTTGGTGACTCTACAGCGTCCCAATACTCTTCCGCATATTGAAATTTCTCTACTGGTGACAAAGTTTCCCACTTTTCATATAAATTTTCCATATCTATATTTTTACTTTTTATTATGTATTTATTTGCTTTAAAAGTTGATTTAATCTTATATAATTATCATACACAATCTATTTGTACTTAATTAAGTATAGATGTAATAATAATTTATAATTCGTTTGCGTTATATTCTATAATGTTATCAATATCGGAATTAATATCCTTCATGACATCTTCTGCGTTTCCGCTAACTAAAAGATGTTGCTCGTTATATTTGAAGAAACTATCTCTTATATCAAACTCTTTTGGTTGTAATATACTTAAAACATCAATAGGTTTGTAACCTTTTAGTTTTGTATCTATTTCATTCATTCCATACCACATTTTTGGTGAGTTAACACTCTTCCAATACTCTTGTGCGTAAAAGAATTTATCTATAGGTGATAATGTCTTCCAAATTCTATATAAACGTTCCATATATTATTAATTGTATATCTTATCTATTCTATTTAATAAATATGTTTATTTAGAATAAAAATAACTCCCTATTAATAGAGAGTTATCTTCTTTATTTCAATTTTACTATACTCATCGCTATCTATTACATTAATATAAATTGCGTGTTCATTCTCATCTACAAAAATGTCGTCTATAGGAAACTCGTTTTCAAAGTAAGACATATCTTCTTTGATAAGTTCCTTCATTTTCTTTTTAGCGTCTTCCTCGTTGCTATACGCTGCAATAGTAGCATAGTATGTTTCTCCACACATTTGTGTTTCCTGTGTAACGATAAAAATATTCTTTCCTTCCATAATTATTATTTGTTAATAAATTTATTTACTTTTCCCACTTATCAAGTATTGTTTAGGTAATTCTCAATGTAGTGTGAACACTATTCTGAACTTCTGAAATGTGCATTATATCATCACTCTTTGTAATAATATAATCATTCTTATTCATTTTGGAATATTCACTCTCGTAAATAGTTTCAAATGTTTCCTTCATTGCTTGTTTAGCACTTCTTTCATTACTAAATGTGCCAAGTACTAATACATCATTAGTAAACTTAACTTTTTCCTCCAACGTTAAAACGTACACTTTCTTAATCTGTTTCATAATTATTTATTTATTTGTTATTGATTTACATTTGCAAAGATAAGGATAATATTTGATATTACCAAATTATTAATATTAAAATATGTTAATCGCTTGATAAAATAAAAAAGGATAGAACGAATAAAATTAATTACCTTGCCCTATCCTAAAAAAAATATGATTTATGAATTTATATTTTTTACTATTTCTATTTTAGTAGAATATTGCTTATCGTGACTATTAAGTATTACATAGTTTTTAGACTGTTTGTAAACCTTATATAATCCCAAACAAGTTAATTTATCTACTTGTGTATTACTAAATTGTTTCGCTTCCTTTTTTGTGTCAAATTCATAACTATCATCTTCGATAACTTTATTATTGTCTATTACCAAATTATATTTGACTGTATATTTAATATTCTTTCCCATATCTTTTATATATTAATTGAAGTAAAGTAAATCAATGAAGAAGGTAATTAAATCTTCTTTTTTCATATCTTTTATTTCAATCTTTATTTTATCCTCGTCCTTCTCTCCCAAGCGTACAAAATATAATTCTGTAGGTTTATTTACCAAACTAAAATAACGTCCGCTTAATACGCTTAAATCATCAACGTTCTTAATTAATTCTTTTGTGAACTTGAAGATAATACGTTTAACGTCATCTTCCGTACATTTATCATACGATATAAAGTAAGATAAATTACACATGATACTATATTTAACCTTCTCGTCCAATTCGTGTGTAATTTCTTTGATTGATATATTATTTCTAAGACACCAACCATATAAGCGTGCAAATAGATACTCATTATAATTTTCTCGTGCGATGATACGATTATACTTATAATCATAGTCAAAGCATACCGCAACCATGTCATTATCTTTGTTTGAAAGATAAAAACGTTTCAAGTTATATGCAAGTTTAATTACGTTTACTTTGTAATAAACGTTCTCCAAAAACCCTTCAAAGTCATTATCTTTAATAACTTTATCCAATAGAGATTTTAAATTAGGACTTTTCATAACTTTATTTTAATTTGTTTTGTAGGTATGTTCCTTTATTATTTGTATTTGCAAAGGTAATAAATTTATTTCATATTCCCAAATTATTTATGTTAATAAAATAAAAAACCATAACTACTTATCTCAAGCGGTTATGGTTTTGAAAAATAATTAACTAACTAATATTAACTTTATCTACAAAACTTATCTATTCTATATTTGAGATTGTTTCGCAACCATTATCGGTTTGTTTCCATGCAACTTCGAACTCTTCCTTCTTATCTCCAAAGGTCAGTTTAAGCACTGATACGTTGTCTTTAACGTCCTTTAGTGTTATCTCCGTTGCAAGTCCACCTAAAGTTTCATTCAAGCGTTCAGAAAGGATTTCTCGCTTTCTGAACTTTGCAGGTTTCCAATTCTTTAACAAATTAGATTTTATTACATCTCTAAATGTACACATAATCTTATATCTTACAAATGGAAATTTGGTTTAATACGCTTATATGTCTTCTCGTTTGGACACTTGTTGCTTGATACAACAACGTCCATTGCCCATGAGCCGACAAATTTCAGTTCCCCTTCGTTAGGGATGTAATCGTGAGTTTTATCATAACTTAACTTTGTAAGGATAGGTAGTGGATGTACGGCTAAATCATCACTTGTCTTACCACTCGGACATTCCTCAATGTCGACAAATTCCTTCTTTGTCTTATTGATAAAGTAGCGGTACTCATTTATCTTCAAGTCCTTTACATCCTCATCGGTATTATTGTCCCTTGCAATATCGTAATAGTTTTTTCCATCCAATACATCATCTGCATAGTCACCACACCATACCATAGGATAACCTTTATACTTGCCTTCCTCGTCATTAATGAGAGTTGCAAAAGTGTTCACAAAGTTATTTCCTACATACGAATGTTCCATGAGTTTTAACCCATTATTAAAATAATGTGCGTGCAAAGATGCAACTACTTTCTTACTATCCTTCTTGTCAATAATGACAGGTTTAAAATATTGTCCCATAATTCTTAAATGTTTTAATTGTTTGTTTTTAATTGATAGTGCAAAGATAAGAAATTATCCTCACACTACCAAATAAAATTAAGTATTTAACACTTATTTAACATATGTCGGTATTTTGGTTTACCATAAAGCAAAGCAATATGATAGTAGTCAAGTTCTCCCATTATTTTCTTAACCTCATTAAGTCCCTTTTCTGTAAGGTCCTTTTGACATGGATATTCTAAGATAATACTATCTTTGTCCGTCTTAATTTCGGGAACGTTATTTACAATGTTTACCTCCTCTGCTATTCCGTCTTTAAACAGCATATTAAACTCATGTTCTGTACGTGGGTTCTCGTCATTAAAGAATGTTCCATAACCCATATTAATTAGAGTTTCGTCACATATAATAATAACGTCCCAATAACTATCTAATTTCTTCATAATTCTTATTTTATTGATTTACGTGTGCAAATTTTCCTTGTTAAATTACGTTAATATTAAGAATAAATCTTTTCTACAAACTCTATTACGTTCTTATAGAAGTTGTAATATTTTTCTCCTCTATTTTTAGCAAATTCCAAAACATCTTCCTTTGTTCCATTGATAAAGAGCGTGGACCACCTATTATTAGAACGTGTATAAACAAAATTATGACCACCTTCCCAATTTTCATGACCTATATAGTAGTCAGCAGGTGACATTATTTTTGCATCACTAATAAAGCGTACAAAATCGTATATATCAGCGTCACCACAAACAATTGCGTTATCTCTCACCAAGCAAGTACCTATTAAATTTGCATTGTCACAAACTTGTGCATTATCTAATAGAAGGGAATTACCATGCACTTGTGCGTTATCCTTAACAATAGAACAACCTTCCATACGTGCGCTATTAAACACACGTGCGTTATCTTTAACTTTGGAATATCCTCTTACTTGTGCATTACCAAATACCACTGCATTGTCGCACACTTGTGCAAATCCGTCTATTATAGCATTGCCAAATACTTTTGCATTTCCGTAAACTTTTGCATCCAAGAATATCCAACAATTGCCTTCTTGCGAAAGATTATCTTCTTTCTCAATAAAACCACCAACGCTACCCTTCTTGACGTTTCCAAAGTCCTTGAGAGCCTCAACACGATAGAGTTTGTGTCCGTCAAATGTATAACTTAAATCTTTTCTGATTTTATACTTCTTTGTTTCCATAATTCTTAATTTAATAGTTTTCTAACTGCTTTATAAACTGCAATTTGTCTGCCTTCGTCAATGTCCTCCTCATTGAAGATAAATGTTTCGTCATCATCTGTTGTTTCAAACTCAATTTTATTACCTTCTGAAAGTATAATTTTCTCAACTGGTAAAGCAACCCAATTTCTATTGATTTTTACAACAATAGATACAATCTTTGTAACTCTACTTGTATTGTTATAATCAATCAAAGTAACTTCATTAATATTTTTCTCATTCATTAATGAAATAACTTCATTCTTTAATTGTTTTGCAAAGTCTTCTATTACGCTCATAATTCTATTTGTTTGTTTTGATTTACGATTGCAAAGGTAAGTATTTAATTTGAAATAACCAAGTAAAATTACTAATTTAACATATAATTAACATTAACCGCTTTTTATGTATTATATATAATATATTACGCATACGCATGAAGAAAACCATAAACTTGTTTTAAGACGTTCTAACCGCTTATAATAGTGCCGACCTTATAAGTTATCAAGTTTATACATTAAAGTCGTTAGAACTCAAATAAAAAGTGGTACTACTTATCTCAAGCAATACCACTCAAATCATAATAACAATTTTTTGTTTAATAAGATTTATTTCTTGTCATCTATTCCATAAACCTTCTGTACAAAAGGACGGATACTCTTTGTTGCCTTCTTAAATTGTTTGAGGTTCATTCCTCCGCATACAATTTTGTTCATAATGTCGTTGGCTCTCTTTTCAGTGTCAACGTATCTGTACAGCACGTTATTTGTTCCGTCATGGTGTACACCCCTAAAACGTACATTCCACTCGTCCAAATACCACTCACACTCATCGCATGATGTGTTCTGTAGAATGTTTGAAATATCATTGTACACCTTTGATGCAACACGTACACCATTCCACAACCCGAGTTCTGCAAACGCTACTACATAACCCTTAAAACCTGTATATTTTTCTGAAAGGTTATCTCTCTCGTCTTCGATATACATATTGTTGTTATCATCAATAACTCTCATAACGTTATTATCTGATAAGTCTGTATATCCTTCTTCACGCATAAATTTACGTGTTTCCTTCATTGATTCCTCATCGTAAATGTCGATGTTTGTCCAAATTAAGTAACGTTTCATAATTCTATTTGTTTTTAATTGTGTCAGCAATATTACTGATTAACGTTTGCAAAGATACGACTATTTTATGAATTACACAAATATTTCGTATTAATAAATGTTAATTGAAATAGTATTTATATATACTGAAGATGTTGAGTGTTTTAATAAACTCATCCTGCAAAGTTTTTGATGCGTCCTCACTTCGAACACTCCATGTAACAGGCTCGTCATCATCACACTTTCCACTTTTCCAATCGTGCAACTCAAATAACTTCTCATTAATACGAATTAACCACGTGTAATGTACCTTCTTATCTTTACTTAATTTGTCCTTTGTCGGCTCTCCAAATACGCTTTCCAATACACTCTTTGCAATAGGTTTTGTTTGCACCTTGAATGTTGTACAAGTGTCGGGAATGTTATCCTCCTTTTGATAAACTTCAATTTGGAGGTTATTAATAATTACCTTCTTCATAATTATTCTAATATAGTATTTAAAACATTTTCACACATAGAATCTAATAATACATTATCTTCTGATGTTGTAATAGTTTCTCCATTAAGTAAATCAGTAGAAGTAAAATAGAATTTATCCGTTTTCTTATTGTAAGAAACTCTTTTTACAGCACACGAATATACATTTTCATTATTAACTGAAATTATTTCAATGTATGGTCGTTCATTTAATTTTCTCTCACTAAACTCTACAATAAACGTACGATTCTTTTTCATACGTTTTATTGTCTTTTTTCTAATATCTTCGTACATAATAGTTCGTTTAATTTGTTTGAAAAGTGTGTATTACTTTCTGTGTCTTTGCCCAAACAAGATGCAACATAAGCAAATAATATATCCTCATGGATATTGCCTGCCTTGTCCAAAAAATCAGACAAAGTGTAACCTTCGAAATGATATGTTCTGTCATTATCGGTCTTAAGTCCAAAATCTAAAGTAACCTTTATTCCTTTTGTATTTGCGCATGAATAATTCTTAATAGAAAACGCACCTATTCTAACTTCTTTCATAATTCTTTATTTGTTATTGATTTACTTCTGCAAAGATAATAATAATATTTCAATTGAACAAATAAAAATCAATATTTAACATATAATTAACACTATCACTCTTGAGATATGTTATATTATATATTTTGCGTTTTAAGCGTGCTTAATATTCACTTCCTTACAAGTTATCAAGATTATAAATTAAGTCCGTCAGAAACAAAATAAATCCCTACCAACGCAATGTATTATATTACGTTTGGTAGGGTACATATTATGCAAGTACTATTTTTATTCTTTTTCGTCTTCTATCTTTTCAATTCCTTGTTTATGTCTTCTATTATAGTTGAGTAAACATATTCCATTGTGTTATATAATGGGTCGTACTCGTTTAATCTATAAACATCGTCACAATCATTTACAATAATTTGCATTTTATCATCATCGTTCAAGATGACTTTACTAACTGCCAAATCTAAAATGTCTTCTTTTACTTGACAAAGAACGTATGGCACATCTTCGATTAACCATTCGCCTTCATTACTGATAAAAGTTATTTCTTTAATATCATTTTGTTTCATTAAAGAAATTGCGTGTTTTCTAAAAAGTCCATACATAATTCTAATGTTTTAATTTGTTTATTTATTGTTACTTATTTTGCAAAAATATATGCAAGTTCTGCAAGTTCATTTTCTACCCATTGAGTATCTATAAGCACTTTTTCCATTTCATAAGGCGCACCATTTTTTCCATGTCCTTCATTATCAAGCCATATATATGTTTCGGTAGAAACATCGAAACTATCATAATATCCTTCAAATTCTGAATGAATTTGCTTTTTAGTTGCGCCTTCCTTAAAAGTAAAGTCAACACATACGTCCCTTCCTGCAGGTGAGTAAATCTCTAAATTTACTTCTACATTCTTTTTCTCATTGTTGATTGTTACATCTACTATCCATTGAGTTTTTTCCAACTTGTTTTCGATGTAGTCTTTAATGTTTTTTAAAGTCATAATTCTTAAATGTTTAAATTGTTGTTGTTTTGAATAACTGATGCAAAAATACGAATAAGTTTTTTAATATGCAAGTAAAATCAATAATTTAATATTTAATTAACATAATGATAATTTGGTGTTTATCTAAAGAAGGTGAGCAATTATTCTCAAACTACTTACCTTCTTTGTTCATTTAGTTTTTACAGCACAACTCTTGTATCTTGTCATAAAAGTTTTTCTCAAACGTATCAAAATTATTCAAAAAGTACTCCATATCTTTTATTACTTCTTCGGGGTATGAGTAATCAAAAATATCTATTTTGTTCCAAAAAGTGCCGTAAAATACGCCTTCCTGAGAAATCATAAGATTTTGTGGGTTTTCTGTGCTACCGTTTTCCACACCGATGTATTTTATTCTTTCTTTCTCATCATCATCACCTATAATTGCATAACAACTAAGAAACCCTAATTTTTCATCCCAACCATTAGCAATTGCACATAAAGTACGTGTTTTATCACTTTCCTTTAATTTACTATGTTTAAGTGTACTAACAAGTAGGAATCTATGCTTTATCAAATGATTTGCAGTATCTATCAAATCTATAATTCTATCATTCAAAGAAAGAATTTTATCTCTCAATGAAAACATTTTCTCCTTCTGTTTGTACTCTTCACTATACTTGTAAGCGTTGGCAATTTCATTTTCAAACTTAATCATAATTCTTAATGTTTTAATTGTTTGTTTCAGCACTATAACTGATTGACGTTTGCAAAGGTAATAATAATTTTTCAAACACACAAGTAAATTTCTTATTTTAACTTTTAATTAACATTTGAATGATTATAGAAGATTATATAATATACGCATACGTATGAATAAATCTAATATATGCGTTTTAAGACGTTTAAATGATAGTAACCTTATATGTACCTATAAAGTTGAATATAAGCTATTAGAGAACAAAAGAAAACCTCATAAAGGTATTTGTATATTCCTTCATGAGGTAACTATGTTTATATTTTCTTGTACACTGATATATTGATATAATTCAACACTTCATTAAATACAAAATCACACATAGAATAAGAAAAGTCATCTTCATGTAATTTATTTTTACTTCGTGTGTTGTATGTTTCGTATTTCAAAGTAAATACGTCTTTATTTTTATCATAATGTACTTCATTTATTATGATTGTACATACACACCCTTCACCAACAACCCTTATAGAAGGGCGTGAACTTCTTACTATAATAGTAAAATCAAGTTCAGACGTATTGAATTTCGCCATACGTTTTATAGCACCCTTCCTATATATCTCCATGTTTTTTTTATTTATTCCTTCCATTATATTTGATATTTTATTATGTAAAACAAGTATATTAACTTGTATATTGCTATTGCAAGCTAAAACACTTGTTTTAATCTACATTTAAAACTTATTCACAAGTGTTGAAACGGATATGAATGTCAGTAGATAAATCACGACAACTTCAAAACTATTACGTGTATATAATTCACTTAATACAGATGCAAGTACTAAAGTCAATGAAATTGAAAAATAGACTTGCCAAAATTTCTTTTCCATAATTCTCTTTGTTTTAATTTGTTTGTTTATTCTGATTTACGCTTACAAAGATAATTAATAATTTTCAATCTACAAATAAAAATCAAATATTTAACATTTATTTAACACTTAGCTAAATCTTCAATGATTGATTATATATTATATACACATACATGTAAGTTTAAATATAACTCAATATTTTCGTTTTAAAGCGTTTAAATTAGTGCTATAGTATATTTACCCATTATGAATAATTAAACCCATTAGAACACACAAAAACCCCTATAGGATAAACATATTTAAATGTTATACCTATAGGGAGAATCAACAACATATTTAACATCAAGAATTATAGTCTTTCCAATTCATGTGAGTACGCCTCCAACTCACACCCTAAATCATCAGACAAATGGATAATTGTTTCCTTATTCTCATTGTCTACGTTTGTATCATTGCCTCCTATTGAGTCAACAGCCCAAACTCTGTTTAAATCTCGTGTTTCCTCGTCACAATCGTGGTAAAGAACACAATCACCAACCATTAAAGGTTGCTTATTTCTATCATGGACTACCCCTGAGTAAAAAAACTCGTGGGCTTCGGGCTTCACAGAAGAATGGCTTTCCAAAAGGTCGGCTCTTACTTCCTCTCCACCCGTGTAATCGACAGTCCCTGCCGATGTATTATTTAACTTTCCCATTTTACACTGCAAATATACGCAAAATATTTTAATCAACCAAAATTTTGATGTTAATAAATGTTTTATTTCTCAATCACATACTTAACACGTTCCAAGATTGTTTTTGGTTTTACAAGTTTTTGTTCAGCACGCATAACCTTGTAAATCATTTCTGAATTTTCACTTCTTAACTTTGCGACTTCCTCCGATAACTTCTTATTTCTGTTTCTTACTGAATTATATTGTTCCTGACTGATAAACTTTCCTTCCTCGTTCCTTGCCTGCTGATAGCGTGTAATTTGCTTTTGTAGTCCTTTAAGTTCCTTTTCAGACTTGATACACTTATCTTTAGCAAAATAATACATATCTCTCCATTTGTCCCTTTCCTTAACAATATATTTCAATATTACAGAAGTTGGAATATTATCATTAAGACGTTTGCTATTATTATCCATAAACTACTCAATTTAATTTGTTTGTTTTATTTGAGTGGGTTAATATTTCAAACCCACTCTTAATTATTTACCACTTGCAACGAACGTCACCTTCTTTCACAATAAACTCACTATTAGGCATAACGAATTTACCCTTCTTAAAGTTTTCTGCCGTTTTCTTAAACTTCAAACCTACTACTACATTTCCGTCCTTATAACGTGCGTCATATTTGTCTCCGTCAATAACATTATAACCCATAAATGTTTTTGGCATTGTTTCTGTACCAAATACAACGGCAATACGTCCGCCTTCCTTTAGATAGTCCATACCTATATTGAAGTTCTCTTTAGAGCCATCCAACGACCATGTAATATCATAGTTAGGATATTGTTTCAAAAGTTCCAAATAGTTAGGTACTTTCGTGTAATCATAAAACATTACATTAGGAAACATTTGTAAGATATTCTTTTTACCTAACTTAAACAATAAAGGACTTAAATCGCTTGTTCCATTGATACGTACTGAAAACTCGTGTCCCTTCAATTTTGCACGTTTCTTTTCCAACTTAATTTCATGCAACATCAAACGCATGAAAACCTCTCTATTAGCAAAGAATAAGCGTGTCTTTGTAACACGTGAGACGTCTATATCATCACGACCCGACAAACGGCTAACCTTGTTACGTCCACTTCCCATAAGGCAATTTGCTTTGCACATATCATTCTTTGGGCAAACGTTAAAGCCACTCAAATCGGCTGCAGCCAAATATAAACAATAGGTTGAGAACTTATGTTCATATGAGTGCAACATCTTTGCGCTTTGTGCCACGCTACCTAAATAGGTAACACCAACTTCTTTCAATGTTGCGGTATAACTTTTCCACTTGATGTTTTTTAAGCGGTTCATTTCACTATTGAAATCTGCAAACTCACTCTTTGTCATCAATCTTTCCTTCATAACTCTATTTTGTTTTAATTTGTTGTTGTGGGACTATTCCCTTCTGATTTACATTTGCAAAAGTAAGGAAATAAATTGTAATACCAAAATATTTCCTTACCTTTAACAATTATTTAACAGAACTATGAATATGCTTTAACAAACTAAACATATCATCAATAGATAAATCGTTTATAGGTATAGGTAGCATGCTATTGGATGTTTTCAATAATACTTTATCATTTTCTATGAACACAGCAGTTATATTGTATTCCCACGCATATACAGAACACTTAAACGCATTATCAGAAGATAGTAGAAAACATCTTTCGTCTTCATCCTCTAAAACTTCCCTAAACTTGTTGGTAAGTTCCTCTCTCAAATTGGTTGTTGTTTCTAACAAAGCAATATCGTTTTTGAAATAATATTCAATTGCTCTATATACTTCATCATCGCTATAGTATATGCAAAAGATACAATCAATATACCCTTCATCATCCATTTTTACATTTGATGATAAATCTTTGGTAGTAACGACTTTAATACACAATTTCTCTCCAATTAAAGCAACATCTGTGACTTCTGTTTCGTATGGTTCTCCGTTTTTATTGGAAAGTAAAACAAATGGTATTTCAATATCAATATTTTGATATTTTTTGAATGAAATATGTAATTTATTGTTCTTACACATTAATTCCTTCGCTACTTCTCTATTACTTTCTAAAATTTCACTTAAACTTTTCATAATTATAATTTGTTTTTTATTTTTGTATAATAGTTACTTTAGTGAGTTTCAACCACTGATATCCTAAAGCGGTTTTACGCTTTTTATTTGCACATGCAGCGATATTTCCTATAGTTGCTTTACTATTACTACCCAAAGCAATTGCAGCCTCCGTGCATGAATTATAACGTGCAATGACTTTTCCGTCTTTCACTTGTGCTACCGCTACAGATTGATATTTCTTTTTATTATTTTCTCCCATAACTTTATCCGTTGTTTTTAATCTAACTTAATTGGAGAAATACCACACGTTTTCAACATTTCATTTACTTTATCCATGTTTGTCTCCTTCTCCGCACCAACTTCCTCCAAAAAGTCACCCAATGTTTGTCCGAGAAAAGAAACACCACCAAAAGGGGTTGAATCATCTTCCAACACAACATTTAGATATTTGCTTACTGACTTGTTACTCATGACTTCTAATTTTATATATTTATATTTTTATTTATTTATAATTTTATATTTAGATATATTGATATATTAAAATATTTGTATATTTATTCATAACCTCCCTCCACTTGAAAGGAGGTTATGTTTGTTTTGCTTAATCTGTAGTTCTGATAAAGTAACTCAAATCATCACCTTTGAAAGTAGAGAGTGCTTTATCTCGTGCAACATAATAGAGTTCAGTATATAATCTTGTAAGTTGCTCATTTCCTCTCTCTCTCATGTAATTCCCACGCCTTGATGTTGAGTGCCATTGCGAACTCTGTAAAATATTTCACATCGTCCTTCCAATCTTTTACAACACGATTGAAAGTTTCTTTAATAGCCTTCTCACCTCCCATTAATTCTGCAATGGTTAAATCACTTGAGAAAGTTGTAAAGCGTTCGTATCCGCTATCTTCCATTACTTTCTCAAAATAATTTTCACTCATCATTGCTGCTTGAAAAACGTTCATAATTCTTGAATTGTTTTAATTTGTTCTATGGGAATATTCCCTTGTTGTTTTGAATTACACTGCAAAGATAGGAATAAAAGTTGGAATAAACAAATAAATTTTTCTTTTTAACTTGAGATTAACATTTCTATAAATTTATGTTAATTTGTTTAGATAATAATTTTTCAATTGAAGTATAAATTAATAAATTAGCTATAAGGC